CGCTAGCTTTAGATTGCGATCAACGCGTACATGCTCCCAAAATCTTTCAGTATTAATTACCCAGACGTTGTTCACCCAATCTTGAAATTGGTTCTCTCTGGCGGCGCGCGTTGCCCATGCCCCGTTCAACCTGTATTGGGTTGTGATGAGCGCCCCAACGTCAGAATCAACAGATACAGCTATGGCAGTCAAGCCGTCATAGACTTGGCCGTCGACATAAGCGTCGTCAGCACTCATCACATGTTGGACTTCACCATTCTCTGCAACAAAAGCGTATTGCACTGCCATATATTTCTCCTTCAGTTCGGGTCGTAAATAAGCATATAAGTGAATGTGCCAGACCCAGTCAAATTACTATTGTTATAAGTAAGCTTATGCTGCACTACGATTTTCGGTGTGCTCAGCGCAGGATAAAAATGATATCCGCACTCTATAAAAAAAGAGGGTTGGGAAAATTGGCCTGATACGCCTGGGAATTTTGAGTGTGAAGACCCATTAACGACCGCGTATATCTTATTAAAAGTAAGAGAGGACGGCGGCGTATAAGTAATCGATTGCCCTAAACTGGCCGTGCCCACAGCTAAAACCGTCGCTCCGGTTGCTCTAGTCGCAGAGAACAAAATCGTAGAACCATCACTAGAATATACGTCAAAACCATACTCGCCAGACGCCGGCCCAGATATCCCGACCGACTGTTTTTTTAATAACGCAGTATGTATGCCCGCAGTGTTTTGAAAGTTCTGGCTGTTAGCCGACGTTTGTGAGCCATAAAACCGGCTGGCAGTTCCTGCCGCGATTGGCACATAGCCACCCGTCTCATAAACTGGATTGTTGACGGGTCTTGCGATAATCAAGTCTCCCACAACATAGCCCGAGGGCGGGTAAGCCATCGCTGAATACGCGGACGCAGCCCCGTTTGTAAACTGCAAATTTGGCGTTAGCTCAGTGCTGTCAATTATCTTTCGACCAGCACTGTTGAAAATTTGTATGCCGTATGCCACATCAAGTCCTAAAAACGTAATATGAAATTGCTTGGGTAGCTGAACCGCTGCTCGAATTAAATCCTATTCTTAAATTATTTGTAGATTTTGTGTAGTACCAATCTTGATAGAATGACGATAAAATTGAGTTATTAAGCCCCACGGTCCACGAGTCGTCGTTAGCCATACCGCTGATTGTGACATCGACATAACTATTTCGAGAAACAGTCACTGTGCCATTCGCTACGATTCGCAATAGCCGACTGGTATAGTCAACTATTATATTTCCCGCTGCGTTTTCAACGCGAAGACCGTAGGCCATTAGGCAAGATTCCCAAGCTTAACGCGAGGCGCACCCGACGCATCAAAAACCGTGATTTTCGCCCCTTCAATTATCATTCGCGCTCCGCTGTTCGCGCTCTTGAGGTTTATCGTCGCACCAGTGCCGACGAGGTTCAGTTTGTTTACACCGATCGCGCCTGCTGCAATACGGTTCGCGCTCAGTGTGCCAGCGTTAATCGTGTCCGCATTCACTGATCCAATTTTTGCAGAAGTAATAGTCGCGTCTTTAATCATCGCGCTCGCCATAAATACTACACCGCTATCGACGATAAACGGTATGTTCGCTGCAGTCGGACTTGTTGACCCGAGACCATCCGCGCTTGAAGCAGGGTCAATGACCGCAAACTTATCGGCGCGAACAATAAAAGCGGACGACGGAGTTGCGGTAGTACCTGTGTTACTCAGACCAAAACCCGCAACGTGGCCGTTGTTGTCAATCTTTACCGAGTACTGCCCCTCTATGTTCTCAATTTTACTATTTATGCCTGGTATCTGACTAATGGGTGTACTTAGTGCGCTAGCAAGTTGCGAGGATGTAATAGCCGTTGATAAAACAGCAAGTTGGTGCGCCACGTCCGTAGCAGTTGCCGCAACAGTGCCAGCACCAGCATTAAATGGCCCTTTTATACCATTAAGATTGACGTGTCTAATCCAGTAGTATCGCGTGACGCCCGAACCGACAGGATCTATAAAGCTTATCCCTGTCGATACGCCGGCTAGGGTCGCGTCACCAAGCGCGTCTGACGTGTGGGACCAAATCTCAGTTTGGTTATGGCCCCTATAAAAAGCGGCTGTCCAAAATATATTTACTTGGGAGTACGCGCCGCTTGCTGTAAAACCTACTGGAGCATAAGGCGAGGTCGGCACGATCAGAGGTTCGACGCCAAGATTGCTCGTAGTAATTTGGTTCGGATCAAAGCCTGCTGTAGCTTTTAGTCTTGATGCTAACCCCGAATCAACAAGCTCCCTCAGTGTAATAGCACGGTCTTGTGGGTCGCCTTTTCGGCCTAGCCGTATCTCAACTGCTTCGATGAGGCTTTCAAGAACCATACGTGTTTGCGGATCAAGAGATGCCGGTAGCTTTCCAATGCCTGGCACTTTAGTTGGACGTACTGTCACGATTGACGTACCTCATCCATTGATTGAGCTAAGCAGAAATCGTTGATGTCAGTACCTTGCACTTGGACTTCCCACTCTTGCGCTACAGCAGCAGGCATCCGCATGATTGGTTCACGTAGTGTGCCATTGCTGATGTTGGAGGGGACGGTAGTCGCCTGCGTGTAATTCGCACCCGCTTTTGAAAGCGTGTAGTGTGCTACCAATGCTCCGTCACCATAAACTTTTACAGTTACTGGATACACGTTCGCGTGTACAGATACCCATCCCATCGACAAGGGAGCGGGAGTCACGAACTTCTTACTCTTAAAAGTTAACGTGCGGGGCGTATTGGAGCCTCGATACTTCTTGATTTTGTTGCCAACAATAATGTACAGCTCACCGTCTTTCGGGTTCATATGTCCGCCGCGTACTTCGCCTGCAATTGATAGCGTTGACAAACTGTTCTCGCTACCGCGCGGGTCATAAACAAAACCCCCGTGCGTACCGCCGCTTGTCCAGAATGCGACGTAAGTACCTTCGTGCCTAAATGCCCGAATGGTTTCTGGGTGAAAGTCGGCGTTCCACTGTTTGACTGAGATCAAACCTTTAGTAACAACCTGTCCTGACGCGGATTGGATTGCACAGAGGCCCTCTGGCCCTGCGTATAGAACCACGTCTCCCATGTCCACAACGCTGTGCTTGTTCACACACGCTTGACTAAAATCTATTCGGACAGCGGTCATGGCGGACGGCTCAGTACCCGTAATGAAATACGGCTGTCCGTCAGTTAAAGCTGCTACACCATTTGCCGTGCTAGCAATAGCAACGATGTCTTCTTCAGTAGTAATCCTATATTGAATCGGCCAAGCGTGCGGGAGGAACGGTTCAGATAAACAAAACCGCTTGCCAGTAAACCCTGCCATCGTGCCTTGCGCCAGAGCGATTAAGCCTTTTAACGGGCCATCAGGATATAACGATGAGTCGTCATTAGGTGGCCCGATCCAACCTCCACTTGGCAGTATTTCACCGAGGTTCGCGGCGTCAGTGCTGTCCGTGTAAGTGACCGTTGTATAAGCAACTTGCGCAACAAACTGGAACTGCGTATTTGTTGAGCCTGTGTTAGACCGATAGATTCGCTTGAGAGAACCAGTGCCAAAGTTGTAGTTGCCAGACGGTTGGGAATTCGCTGCCATGCCAATAGTAACGGTTTGCGAATCGTCCATCTGGACCACGTTGCTTGGAGAACTAGGCGGGCCTTCTTCGCCAGCAGCAGTAACATAAGTATACACATAACTGACATCAGACGGAGTAGCAGTGGCGTCGGCTGAACCATTGACCGTTACGCCTGGACCATTACCGTATGGAGCGGGAACCCCGAGCCGAAAAGAGTTTACCGGATACCCTGAACTTCCAGACACTAGAGTTGATACTGTTCCGACGCGGGGATAGTCATCGCCTGTAAAATACAAGCGGTCAGTCGCATCGCCAGGAATTGGCCCAGGCACAACGGAGACAGAATCTTCACTCCACTCAAGCCAGCTTGTATCACGGTAGTAATAAATAGACCGGCGCGCGGTATTTTGAAGCGTAAGCGTATCCGAATCATTAGTAGTAGAAACTAGCCGCCCAGACTCAAAGTCAATATTCTCCGAGATCTGGCCGAACTGATCTGCTAGCAGACGTGGAGAGACTCCAGGCGCTATGCCGCTAAATCTGTCACGCTTGAATGACGCCATTTTTTAATTCCTAATACGGTTTTTTTGAGTTGAGGATTCGTGTCTATTCCTTGCCTTAGTTACTAAGCAGATAAAGCGTCAATCTCGGCTTGCAATCGAGCAATCTCAGCGACCTTTGAATCTTCCCAGCCAACTACTTCTGCCCACGCAGTACCATCATAGGTATAACGACCGCCCTGCCAATCGTCTGGGGGTGTTGCGTCTGTATGTATGGTCGCGTTACTAGAGTTCATGTCACCAATGATGAAGTGCGGACAAGTGATGTTTTCAGCAGTTGAGACAACTGAATGTGAATTCTCAAAAGTATAGGCTGATACGTTGTTAGAATTAAGTGTAATAGTTTTCATGGTTAAAGACCTTTCAAAATTAATGTAGTGGCTGACACAGCCTTACCTGCGACTACAGATGGATTGCCTGCGACTGTGGACAGTGTCCCATCGATTTGTACGTAGTAGGTTGCAGCAATGGTTAACGATGTTTGATTGCTGGATATGCCCCCTAATACAGCAACAGTCGCTGTCTGACCATTTGTGTATGCCGCTGTAGACATACCTACAAAGTTTGTTGATGTTAGATTTGTATTTACCACATTATCTAAGATCACAGAAGTACCATACTTAGAGTTAGCACTATCCTCATAAGCCACTAAAGCTTTATATTGAGTTAACGCAGTAAGTGAGATAAACCTTGAGACAGCGGCTTCAAACACAACTGCCGTCCCTTTTGTAATAGAGGTATTATCAACATCTAAGATAACAGAAGTACCATAGTTAGAGTTACCGTTATCCCTATAAACCACCATAGCTTTAGTGGCGGTCAACGTAGCGGCCGAGCTGTATTCGACATCTGCTGACCTAAGTACAAGTGGAGTCCCTGCTGAGATAGAGGTACCAGAAACAGTTACGACAACAGCAGTACCATAGCCACTGTTACCATTATCCTGATAAGCTATTAGAGCTTTAGTAGTACTCAATGCAGTGATTGCAATATGCGCGCCAATTCCGCTTGTTGTCGTAACATTAGCGGGAGTTCCTGCTGTAATAGAGGTGCCAGACACGTCTAAGACACAAGCAGTAAATACTTGAGAGTTACCATAATCATAATAAGCCACTATCGCTTTGGTGGCGGAAACCGCAGTGACTGCGGTGTAGTATACGGATGCGTTCTCAAACAAAACTGCGGCCGATACTGAGATATTGGTGCCTGATCCGGCCTGAACAGTTAAGATACGAGAAGTACCCTTCCCAGCGTTACCACCATTCCTATAAACCACTAAAACTTTAGTGGAGTTCAGCATGGTGGATGAGACGTATTCGCTAGATGCTGAATTAAACACAACTGGAGTTCCGACTGTTATGGAAGTACCAGAAACATTTATAACATTAGCAGTACCATAGCTAGAGTTACCACGATCTTGATAAGCCACTAAAGCCTTAGTGTCGGTTAACCTAATGACTGAGATGTAGTATGTGGATGCAGACTCAAACACAATGGGAGTCCCCGCTGTAATAGAGCTACCGGACACAGTTAAGATACAAGCAGTACCGTAGCCAGAGTTACCGTTATCCCTATAAGTCACTATAGCTTTAGTGTCGGTTAACCTAGTGACTGAGTTCCATTCGCTATCTGCTGACTCAAATACAGTTGGACTTCCTGCTGAAATGACAGTTCCTGCGCCTGCCGAAGCCACCACTTCAATAGTTCCATCAGCCTTCAAGACAACGGGCTTACCATTAGGCAGTGTGCCACTTGCCACAAAGTCTATGTTGCCGACACCGACACCTGCGGCTAACTTAGCTGTGGTCACTGCACCATCTACGATCTTTGCCGTAGTGATTGAATCATCGGAGACACTGCCCGTTTTGATTTTTGTAAGAGCCATTTTTAATTCCTTCGAGCGCGGTTATAGTTCTGGTCTGGTTTCAGGAAAATCTGAAGTGGACGGCCAGTTACGCAAGGCAGTCCTATAAGTCAGGATGTTGTCCCGATTAGGCCAGTCTTGAGTTTGCGAGGCTGTGTCAGTGGTCGCTAGTTCTTGATTTCGCCAAAGTCTTGCAGTCTCTGATGCTGTAGGCTCTACAGGCGTAGGTGCAACCAACTCCTCATAGTGTTCAAAGTTAGCTTCAACAAACTGCTGGTCAGCAATGATGGTATTTGTGATGTTACCACTAGCATCTTTAATGTTATATTTCATATTCTTCTCCTTTTACGGTATGTACTGCACGATGACAAGACCTGCACCACCGCTGCCGCTAACAGCGTATGGCCCGTATGCTGTATTGGTGCAGGCACCACCGCCTCCACCGATTGAAGCACTCCCTGCGTAGAGAGTTGTATTGTAAGAACCGCTTGCGGTATGTGTCGTACCTCCTCCGGCCAACGGCCCTGCTTGTTGAGCGTTCGGCCAAGTAAGATTATTAAGCGCATAATTACCTGTGCCTCCTTTGCCACCTGCAATTTGCCCTAGTGTCGATGACCAGAGATCGCCTATTATGTCGCAAGACCCACCAAGATTACTTATTTCCGAAACCAACGCAATACCTGCATTTCCGGTGCTTGTTAAACCGACAGCACCACCGCCTTTAAATTGGCCTCCTGCGCCACCAGTGTTATTTACATTCCCGTTGGCGGCTGTTCCTCCCGAAGTTGCACTCGTGCTACCTTTAACACCTCTTGCGCCACCATTGGCTGTTAAAGTAGCACTTAACCCTGTTCCGGCAACAGTTGAGTTCCCGCCAGTGACACCATTTGCATCACTTACCATAGCCCCTCCCGCGCCTACGACTACTGTAAAGCTACCCGATGTTGTGACAGCTAAAGAGTTCTTGCGAGAATAGCCCCCTGCCGCGCCTGATGTTTGCGCTTGCGCTGTACCTGAACTGCCACTCCCACCTGCGCCAATCACATGGATCATGACATTACCGTCTTGCGGAGGAACAAATGTTTGGGACTTGCTTAAAAAAATTGTGGGGAATGAAGCAGAGCCACCACCGCCACCAATAAAGTCTGAAAAATTACTCATGACATTACCCACCCTTGTGTTGCGTCTGTAAATATAAATTGAATTGAAAGATATGCTTTGTCTAATGTCATGTTGGCAGTCAAACTCATAATCTTAGATCCGTTCCTACCTACTACTGTGTTTGTAAAGTTACCTACAGTAATCAAGACTCTCTGCCCAATAGCAGGAGATGCGGGAAGTGTAATAGTTCGCCCTGCAACACTTACATAAACGTGAGTATTAACTGTAGCAGTAGCACTTGAACTTGTAACAACAGACGTAATACCTACTGCAATAGGTACTGAAGCTATCTTAGCCGCTGTTACTGCACCATTTACAATCTTTGCCGTAGTGACTGTGTTGTCACTGGGAGTGCCTACGTCAGTAACTGCAATAGCGGCCACCATGATTT